AGTAACTTTATCAGTAAGCGTAGCAAAAGCCGTCAGAATTGGTAATTTAGTAACGCTGGCCTGTCGCGTTGCTTTCCCTAGCAACTCAGACAGCACCCTAGTCGGTATAAGTGGACTACCGTTTACGCGAGACACTAATTGGCAAAGTGCTGGTGCTGTGATGGCTACCTTTGTGGATCTACCTTCTGGCTACACTCAGTTAAATTACTTTATAGGTGGCTCCACAATTCAACTTTATGCGAGCGGGGACGATGTTGCTTGGGATTCTCTTAGAAATAGTGATTTGTCAGGTGGCTCAATTATTCTCAATGTTACTTATCAAACAAACGCATAACCCTAGTGGATCGTAGGGTCGGACAGTCCATAAAAGGAGATAAAATATGGCACTTTCAGAAACATCAGTAGAAGACAAGATTGAAGTAGTAGACTGCGGAGGATGGAAGGTTATCCAAGTCCGTACAGCTACTATCATCAGCAGAGACGGTGAAGAGATCAGCAGATCCTTCCATCGTCATGTTGTATCACCAGCAGACGATTGGTCAGGTGAAAGCGCAGAGGTGCAAGCCATGTGCAATACTTTTCACACATCAGAAGCTGTAGCAGCCTATGAAGCTACACAAGCGGAGACACCATAATGGCTACATGGACTATATCAACACTTGAACGCAACACAGCAGACGGTGGTGTAACTGTTGCACACTGGACAGTATCTAAAGTAGATGGAGACTACTCTGCATCTGCCTATGGCACTGTAAGCTTCACACCTGACGCATCTGCTGAAGGCTTTATCGCCTATGGTGTACTTGTTGAGGACACAGTTCTTAGCTGGGTGTGGGAGCAGGTAGACAAGGATGCAATTGAAGCATCACTTACAGCTAACATTGAGCTACAAAAGAATCCTGTAACTGCTGATGGAGTGCCTTGGTAATGCCATACGTAATTGATGCTTTTAACATTATCACTGCTCTAGTTGCTCTAGCGTCAGCTATTGCAGCAGCAACTGATACACCTAAAGATGATGCTCTAGTAGCTAAAGCATACAAGTTACTGGACATGATTGCACTAAACGTAGGTAAGGCTAAAGACTGATGAAGCAAGACCAGACGCAAACACTTGACTTGGCTTTAGAAGCACTAGAGAAGATAGCTCAACATGAGAAAGAATGTGGGGAACGCTGGGGTGAAGCAACTGCTGAACTTCGGCAGCTTAAAGAACTAGCTTCTGCCCATGCGTTGAAGTGGGAGCGTCTGGCTTGGCTTGTTGTTACTGTTGTGGTAACAGGTGCAGCCTCCGTGATAACAACAGTATTGACATAGAGAGAATATAAATGATTAGGGATGATTCTACTAGAATGGAAGTTGGTGGAGGTCTTGGAGGATTCTTTGATAACCTTGGTAACCTTGGTACATCAATAGGTAACTTCTTAGGTGGTGCTGGTGGATCACTAATAGGTGCAGGACTTAGCATTGATGAGCTTAATTCCTTACGTGATGTAGCTAAACAAGCATCTGCAGGTATGGCTGAGATTGGTCAGCGTGGTGCAGAAGCAGCAGCCTTCAAACCCTTCACTGTCTCTACTGGCTTTGGTGGCGTAAGCACTACACCTGAAGGTGGGTTTGCTACTACACTAGATCCACAGCAAGCTGCACAACAACAGCAGCTACAAGCTCTTACAGGCAGTTTACTAGGCGGTATGGGTGGAGTAGCACCAGATGTATCAGGTATCCAGCAGCAGGCTCTAGGGAGCGTTGGTGGGTTCCTGACGGGTGCTATGGCTCCTATGGCACAGAGAGAAGCTGATGTCTATGAGCGCATTAGAGCTACTCAACGCCCTGAAGAACAACGTGCCCAGCTTGCACTGGAAGAACGTCTAGCTTCACAGGGACGTACAGGTCTACGTACAGCACAGTTTGGTGGTTCTCCAGAGCAGTTTGCTTTAGCACAAGCACAGGAAGAAGCTAAGGCTAGAGCATCTCTAGGTGCGCTAGGACAAGCACAAGCAGAGCAAATGCAACAAGCAGGACTTGCTGAGAGTATGTTCGGTCTTGGTGGTAGAGCAGCAGGGTTGCCACAAGCACTACAGGCAGGACAGTTACAGAACATTGGTCTTGCACAAGCAGCACAATACTTACCAGAGCAACAGTTACTTGCTTCACTAACTCCCGGCATTCAGCTTGCTAGTCTTGCTGATCTTGGGCGTAGACAAGGTGCTGGCTTGTTAACTGAAGCAGGCGTATCTGGACTAGAGGATATTGTAGGCGCTGAACAAGCCAGAGCGCAGAACATTTCACAAATCTACAGTGCTTTACTGGGTGCCCAAGGACAACAAGCGGCTGCTTCAGCAGGTGGTATTAGCTCAGGCATAGGTGGCTTGTTTGGTGAGATAGGTGACGTAGGCAGTAGTATTTTAGATCTATTAGGAATCAGTTAAACATGGGACTTTTAGAAAGAACAGGCGTATTAGATCGCTACAAAGTATCTCCTACTCAAGGAACTTCTGGTTTACTTACAGGTCAGCCAGCACTAAGTCCTTTTGCACAGCAAGCCGCTAGAAACATTGGTGGTGTGCTTGGGATTGACATGAGGACTCCGCAGGAGAAAGTACAGGCTGAGACAAAAGGAGTTCTTCAAGATCCTAATTTAACTGATGCACAAAAAAGATCAGCTATTATTGCTGCTCGTCTAAAATATGAAACAGACCCTGCTGTTCAACAACAATTACTTAGAGCGCAGTCTGAGCTAACTGCACTTGAGAGTACGGCATCTAACTTTGAATCAAAAGCTAAAAGACTAGAGGAACGAGGACTAACGGCAGAAGCTGCACAGTTACGTGATCCTACACTTACACCCACCCAGAAAAACACTATCTTTAGTACAGCGTTTCAGACTCTTAGAGAAGAAAAAGAACTAGAAACTTATGGAGAAGAGCTAAGGAGTAGTAAAGATCCTTATAGACAAAAGATTGGTAGCTTGATTGAGCAAGGACTCTACACAGACTTAGCTTCTGCGAGGGACGCAGTAAGAAGCAGAAGTTTAGAAGATGTAGAGATAGGAGCTTTTTCTAACTCTGAATATGTAGACGAAAACGGTCTGCCAATCACAACCGCTGAAGTAACCTTACCAGATGGTACTAAAAAAACTCAAGGGATTATCCGTGAAACTGGAAAAAGATTTGACTTAGATACAGACAAATACCGTCAAGTCCTTAAAGACTCTGAGCTAAAAAAACTAGATCCTGCTTCACTTACAGCGGCTACCAAGGCAGTTAAAGGAATCCTATCGTTTGAAGGTGAAACATCAAATCTTATCGCAGGGCTTGGAGATCAAAAAACACAGTTTATTATAGCAGTTGCTAAAGAAGCTGAAAGATTAGCTAAAGAAACAGGACAGGATGTACAAAGCGTTACTCCTCAAGCTGTGGAAAACATGGCTAAGAAGATAAATGTTGTAGAAGAAGAAGGCATTTTCTTTGGTTCTTTAGAAACCACGCTAGGTGAAGTTTCTCAAACACCTGATAAAATACAGACTAGGGGTACCCGTAAAAGTAGAGGTAAGTCCGATAGTAGTTTTAGTGCAGACGCACAAGCAATCCTAAAAAAGGCTGGCGGTTAATGGACTACACAAAAGATGAGCTTTTAGCTGGCGTACAGTTAGCTTCTGAAGAAGGAAACATTGAAGTAGCTAATGAACTAGCTGCTGTTGTAAGACAAAGGTTTCCTGAAGTATTTGAAGAACCTGCTGCTGAAGTAGAAGAAGAATACGATTGGCGGCAGGACATACCCGGCTGGGCAGAGTCAGTAGAATACTACGATCAGTTAGAGGCTGCAAGAGCAGCAGTCCCTAAAGCATCAGCAGCAGACGAGTTTAGAGCCGGAGTAGCTGCTGGTGATCCTGCTGTTAAAAACTGGAGCATTGCTGTAGAAGCTCTACTGCCTGATCTTGCTTACGGAATACGCTTTGATCCTGCTGAAGAAGACACAAGAACAGGTAAGCGCCGTGGTATTGCAGGCGGTGGGTTTGTCCCTAGAATAGTTAGTCCTGAAGAACGCTATGGTGAAAACTTTACCAACAATACGCTGGACTATCAAGAACGCATACAGGTAATACAAGACAGAGAGCAGCAACAGTTTGAGACTGAGTACGAGGATGTGCTTTTATCTCAAGCTGTTCATGGAAGAAATGATATAGCTGCTGTAACAGGACAGGTTTTAGGCAGTCTTTCTCCTGAAGATGCGTTTTTGTTTGCTAAGACACCTCAAGCTGTTGCTTTTGCATCTTCAGTAATTGCAGGAGAAACTGTAACAGCACAGCAAATTGTAGAAGATAGGGTAGACCCTCTTGAGTTATCTCTTTACATGACAGGCGCTCCTGTGCTAGCTAGGACAGCACAAGTTCTTCCTAAAGGTGTTCAGAATGCTTCTGCTTACCTTACTACTAAACTAAAGCAAAGAACAGACTTTAAGAATGCAGTAGAAGAAGCAGACAATCTTGTAGACGTGATGGAAGAAACCGCTGCTAGAGCAGTAGTAGAGGGAGTGCCTGCGGATCGGATAGTAACTACTGTTAAGAACAGGCTAGACATAGGTGAAGAAGATGTACTAGAGGCTGCTAAATACTCTACTAAAAACTTTACTATTCCTACTGAACAAGAAGCACAAAGAATTGTAGCTGGCTTGGAGAGTCCTGTGCTGTCCAGACAAAGTTCTCTGTCTGCGTTTGATGAGTTTGTACAGCCTATTTCTACAGGTCTAGGTAACATCAGTAAGAAAATGATGGTGCGTATGCGTAACATGGATAGGCGCATAGCACAGACTACAAGAGACGATCTTGCGACAGTAGAAAAATTTTTTAACGAGACTTCAAAGTTAGCTAGGGCAGGAGCTAAGAATCCTAACTATCAAGACTTTGAGCTTGCGTTGTTTAATCAAGATTACAGAGCAGCGCAAGATATAGCTGATGAGTTTTTTCCTGTACTGTCTAATGAGCTACCTAAAGTACGTGTGCTGTTAGACAGAAGATTTCAAGAAATGAAAGATGCTGGTTTATCTGTAGAATACTTGGGAGAATACTTCCCTAGATCAGTTAAAGATCTACAAGGACTACAGCAATCTTTAGATTTGCCTACTGGTTTGATAAATAAAGAACTCCAGAGAGTAGCTGATAAGTTAAATGTGGATGTTAAAAAATTACCTAGAGAAATACAAGAAAAAACTATTAACAGAGTGATAGAAGGTAATCTTACTTTAGGTAGCGGTAGGCAAGGATTTACTAAAGGAAGACGTATAACTGAGTTAGCACCAGAGCAAATGCCTTTTTATAACAACGCTGCTGACTCTTTATACATGTACTTAACAAGGACAACTAGAGAGATAGAGCGTCGGAACTTCTTTGGCAAGAGCGCCAACATAGATGAGACAGGTTTAACCTCTATAGACTCAGATTCAATAGGTAGGTTAATAGCTGATGAGCTTCCTAATTTAAGTCCAGCACAGGTTGATGATGTAACAAACCTATTACGTGCTAGGTTCAAGGGTGAAGACCAAGCCATGAGCAGATTAGGAGCAGGAGCTAGAGACTTACAGTACATGAGCTTGCTTGCTCAACCTAGTTCTGCCGCTATCCAGCTTGGTGACGTAGGTAGTGCTGCTTACTTAAACGGAGTCAGGAATGTCTTTGCTTCTTTAGTAGGTAAAAAAGACTTAGCAGAAGCTCTAGGTGTCCTGAATAATGTTTCTGCTGAGATGGCAGGAGGAGCAGGATTTAGCCGTGCCTTAGACAAAACTTTGCGTATCTCTGGTTTTAGAGAAGTAGATAAGTTTGGTAAAGATGTACTTCTGAACTCCTCTCTCAGAAAATACACTGCTCTAGCACAGAAAAAACCTAGTGAGATACGTAGACAGTGGGCCGATGTTTTTGAAGGAGATACACAGCAGCTTATTGATGACTTAGCAGCAGGCGATATTACGGAGAATGTGAAGATCTTGCTTTGGAATGATCTGGCAGACATACAGCCTATAAGTTTATCTGAGATGCCTACCAAGTATCTTAACATGGCTGATGGCAGATTGTTCTATAGTTTCAAGACTTACTTCTTAAAGCAGCTAGACAGAGTTAGACAAGATTCTCTCAAGAAGATTGCTTCAGGAAACCGTAAGCAAGTCATGGAAGGTGTGGGTAACTTAGCTAGATACGCACTGATAGTGGGTTCTGCTAACGGTGCTGTGCAGACTGTAAGAGATTTCGTATTGACAAAAGGAGAAGCAGATCTTACGAACTTCCCTGATGCTGTTGCTGAAAGTTTAATGAGCCTTGTGTTTGCTAACAAGTGGAACAGAGAAAGATACTTAAGCGAAGGCAGGTACGGTGAACTTGGTTATGAAATTGCTAAGCCTCCTATTTTCGGTGTCGTGGACAAGCCTATTGTGGCTCTGTACGATTACACTCAAGGACAGGCCGATGCAGAAGATGTTGTTAAGAAGATCTTTTCTCAGCTACCTTTGGGCAAAACTATCTATGATCTGTTCTTAGGCGGAGCAGAAGAAAAAGCAGAGAAGCTCAAGAAAGAAAAAATTAAAGAAAGACTTAATAGAGGCAAGGTCAGTAGTAGAGAAGCTAAGGAAAGACTAGAGGGGTTGTAACGCCCCTCAGTCTCTTATGTCCTCTAGGCTACATTAGCAAATTTAACCTTGCCAACGTCACCACGTAGTCCAGCCTTCATGTAGGTAGTAGCTCTGCCTTCAAAGAAGTTCTGATGCTCTACACCTAACACATCATCCAGCCAGTTCAGTGGGTTCTCTTTGACATTGTAGTTAGTCTTGAGTCCTAACTGTAGCAGCCTACGGTCAGCAATGTACCTGATGTACTGTTGCATCTCCTTCTTGGTCAATCCTGGGATGTCACCCTGCTCAAACACCAAGTCCAAGAACCTATCCTCTAGGTCAACCATCTCACGACATGCCTGATAGATCTCAGCCTTGAAGTCATCAGTCCACAAGTCTATATTCTCCTGAATAAACTCCCTGAATAGCTTTGTCATTGCTTCTACGTGCATGGACTCATCACGTATACTGTAGGTAATGATCTGTCCCATACCCTTCATCTTACCAAACCTTGGGAAGTTCAACAGGATGATGAAGCTAGAGAACAACTGTAGTCCTTCAGTAAAACCTGAGTAGATAGCCAGTGCCTTAGCGATGGACTTCTTGTCGCCTTTAGTGACCTTCACAGCGTTGATGTACTCATGCTTGTCAGCCATAGCCTCGTACTCTGAAAACGCCTTATACTCCACCTCTGGCATCCCTACGGTGTCCAGTAGCAGGCTGTAGGCATGTTGGTGTATGGACTCCATGTTAGCAAAGCTAGACATCATCATACGTGCTTCAGGCTTCTTGAAGATACGCATGTATCTATCAACATACCCTGCACCTACGTCTACATCAGACTGTGTAAACAGACGAAAGATCTGAGTCAATAGATTCTTTTCTTCATCAGTCATTGTCTGCCAATCTTTAACGTCATTGTGCAGAGGTACATCCTCTGGGAACCAGTGCATCTGATTCTGTTGTGAGTAGTAGTCAAACATCCAAGGATGGTCAAACGGTTTGTAGTAATCTCTAGTATCTAATAAGCTCAAGCTGCGTCCCCTTCTTTGATAAAGACACCATGACTGTTCATGTGTCCCTTGCGATCCTTAATATCATTGTACGCTACCTTCAGGCATTCCTCTAGGGTAGTGTCATTCATAATGGCTAAGGTGTTTAACACCACCAAGCAGTCTCCAATGTCATCAGTCACATCACGCTGCTTGGCTATGTTATCTCCTAGCTCTCCCATCTCAGACACAAGTTTAGCAAACTGTGCTAAAGGTGTGCTGTTGTTAAGTATACCACGCTTCATTGCCCACAGGCTAATCAGGTGTATTAGTTCATCACTCATTCTACTTCATGTCCTGCCATAATTACTGCTTGCTTGAATACTTCCACCAAGTAGATGGTCTCCTTCAAGTCCATAGACTCTGTAGCCTTAGCTGTCAGAGCGTCATCTTCAGTCCACCCTAGTACCAGTACGTGATTAAACTCACCCTTACAGTCCTCTAGTACCTCGTCAGCGGTTGCCTGTGTAGGCATAAGGTTAATTACATTACTCACTAAAGTGTGTCTCCAGTACAATCAGTTTATCTTCTGCTTCAGCAATCTTCTGCACCAGCTTGTCCATAGTCTCAATCAAGTTACCATGCTCACCTACAGCCACAGGATTGTCTAGGTAGTTCTGCACCTCTGCCTTGTACACGTCTATCTCAGCGTTGTACAGGCGCTTCATGGCGCTAATCTTTGTATCTATCACTGTATCCATCCTCCAGTAATTGCTTGTACTTACTCAGGTACTCCTTGTAGCTCAGGGGTGCCTCTTGTTGTTTGATCTTGTTGCTCATGTAACTAGACCACATCTGCATGCAGTAGTTACTGAACAACATAATCTTGTCATCCTGTTCCTTATAGTATACCAGATAGTCAGACCAATTGGTATACTTTTTTAGCTCAGGTATGTAGAACTTTGCTCTGTACGCTGGGTGTTCATCCTTCACAGCTTAAACATTCTCCGTCTTCAAGGTTGATCCTTGGTATCTTGATGTTAACATTCTCTGTATTTCTAGCCGCTGTAGTTCGCAGGTAATACATAGATTTGAGTTTGTTAGCTCCTGTCCAATGTACGCTATTAACATACTCCAGATACTCATCGTGGATCTCCTGTGGTGCTGTAGCTGGTGGTGGCTCAAAGAATAAGTTTACTGACTGTGCTTGGCAGACGTACTTCTGTCTTTGGTAGGCGTGTTCAATGACCCAAATTTGGTTAAGTTCAGGCGCTGTCTTAAATACGGCCTTCTCTTCTTCCGATAGTTCCGGTAGGTCTTTAACAGAGCCTTCAGCAGCAGCAATATCTTTCCACGTTTTTTCGGTGTTGGTACCTTTCTCTTCAAGTAGTCGCTCCAAGTATTTGTTCTTGACTTTGTATGATCCTGTTAGAGTCTTGTGCGTAAATACGTTAGCGCGAGTAGGCTCAATACTAGGACTTGTTCCACCGCATATAATACTAGAACTAGCATTAGGGGCGATAGCAAGCAGATGGGAATTGCGACGGCCACTACCAGCCATGTCAGGAGCCTCCCCACGGTCTCTAGCCAGACTTCTGGAAGCCATCTCAGATCTTTCTTTGATTGTCTTAAACGCTCTATTGTTGAAGCTGGAGGCGTACATTCCTTCAAAAGGGATTCCATTACGTTGAAGGTAACTATGAAAACCCATCGCTCCAAGGCCGACCGCACGTTCTCTATATGCACTATAAGCGGCTTTTGCAAACCCCTTTTTATCTTCTCTAACATAAGACATAAACTCCTCTATGCTATCTGCTGACACGTTCATGCCTGTGTCTAGCATAGCATTGTCAATGAAGTGTTCAATGATGTTATCCAACATGTTAATCATGTCAAAGATAAACAATTCATCGTCCTTCCATTCATCAAAGTATTCTAGGTTAACACTAGACAAGCAGCACACTGCTGTACGATCCTCACTGGTTGGTAGTGTGATCTCAGAACATAAGTTACTCTGGCGTACCTCTAGTCCCATGTCCTTTTGTGACTGTGGTAGAGCCTCGTTACAGCGATCTAGGTTAACAATGTAGGGTTCACCTGTCTCTGCTCTGGTATGTACTAACTGCCACCACAAGTCCCTAGCGGACACAGTCTTGATTGCCTGCTTGGACTTAGGATCTATTAACCTCCAGCTATCATCAGACATGACGGCGGCCAAGAATTCGTCTGTGATTGTAATTCCATTGTGAAGGTTAAGGCACTTACGATTAAGATCACCCCCAGTAGTCTTTCGCATAGCGATAAACTCTTCCACTTCTGGGTGGCTGATGTCCATATACGCTGCATAAGATCCTCTCCGTGTTACGCCTTGGTTAAAGGCAAGCATCTGACTGTCAACTACGTGCATGAAAGGTATGCTACCAGTAGACTGACTACCGTTAGCAGTTGAAACGCCATTACTTCTAACAGCACCCCAATATCCGCCCAAGCCTCCACCTCCACTTGCCAACCATATGTTCTCATCGTAGTGATCAGAAAGACCACGCCTTGAATCAGGAACATAATTGAGAAAGCAGCTAATAGGTAAACCACGTGTGGTTCCCCCGTTACTAAGTATAGGAGTGCTAAAACCGAACCAGCCCTTGCTTGCGTAGTTATAAAGGCGCTGTGCAAGATTGTAGTCAGTATGTCCTTGATACGTTGCACCATAGACCGACGCTCTGGCGAATGCTTCTTGTGCATGTGTCTCATCTCCCCAGAAATATCTATCCTTCAGTGTCTCTAGTGAGAACACATTAAGGTTTTCTTCTCTGTCATAATCAATCTGGATACCTAAGTAATCCTGTACTCCTACCTTACTTGTCACTAGGATGCTCCAACATGTAACTAATCAATCGCTCTTCGTACCACCTAGCTTTACGTAGGTCTTCGATAGGACTCTTCTTATAGCGGAAGCGCCACATATACTTCAAGGCATTGCCACGCAGGTACCCAATGTACTCGTCGTGATTGAGCATACCCCTGATAGCGTCAATACACTCTATGCTACCAGTGTTGTAATGCTCTGGCCGGTGTACATTGTCGTACTTATAGTCTCCGTACACTGGGTGATCGTTAGGCTCGTTGTCATCATCATAGATACGGTTCCAAGCCTCCGCTATACTCGCTTTACTGTTGCGTAGTTTATTCCACTCTTCTGGTGTTGCGTTATCAATACTCATCCCATTCATCTCCATTTGTTTCTTCTTCAAACTGGTGCAGCCTGTTGATAAACTTATCCTCAAACCTGTCCAGCAGTTCTTCAGCGGATATGTCCAGTGCCTCTAGTATATCATCAGCATCATACCGCTTCAATATCCGCTCCTTAATTTCATCCATTGTTAGTGACATGTTCTACATACTCATCCACTGTGTAAAATTCAAAGCCTTCCTTGTGACACCACTGACCCATCGTAATCTTAGAACCTTTGCGAACCTTCTTGTTAGGGTCTGACAGTACAAAGATTAACTTGATTGGTTTAATGCTGTCACGTATTGATGTGTACTTCTGGGTGTCTCCTGTCCTAAAGAATCCTTTAGTCTCAATGTAGTCACCCGTCTTCTTGTCCACAAAGTCTGGCTTGTACTTCCTGTGCATCACGTATGGTACATCATATGGCTCATACAAGTATCTCCTCTTGGGCACTGTCTGGGCAAAGCGTTTCTCTAGTCCAGACCTATAGATGCTTTGCTTACGTGACCTCTTGGACTTTAGGCTCATTGACTACCTCCGTTAAGTATCTTGGGCCAGTAGAGTACAGGAATGTACGTAGCTTAGGGTAGCAAGCATGTTTGAAGTGACAGTAAGAGCAACCCATAGCCAGCTTCTTGTTACCAGACTTGCCGTCAGGCACTGTGTCATGGCACAAGGGTGGTGGTTCCTTCTGCTCTACCATCTCCTTCACATGGATGATACGCTCCTCTATGTCCTTCTTTAGAACCTCATAGACAGGAGCCTGCTTGTCCTCTAGGTCATACTTCAGGTAAGTCAGGTGACCATTGGCTTTATCCATAGCCAGCCAGCCTACCTGTGTCTCACCCTCAGACCTAGCGTATCCCTTGATCTGATCTATGTATCCAAAGGGATCATCAAATGCAAGAGAAGCATCCTTGAACTTCTTGAATCCATAGGTACTGGCAGACTTAACGTCAGTCACTATGCCATCAATCTTGCAATCCATGCTACCTGAGATACCCTGTACAGTAGCTTGTGCTTGCTCATGTGTCACTGTGTGACCAGCCAAGCGTACAAACAAGAGCAGCATCTCCTCAATCAGATGTCCGTACATGAACTTCACAAGGGTGTGAGGCTGCATCTTCTCCTTTGGGCCAACATTATTGTAGTGATTCCAGAGGAACCTATCAGTCTTGCCGATGTTAGACATACGCAGCTTACGTGCATCAAAGCTACCACGCTGGGTAAACTCCTTACGCATAAGATCCTTACATGCCTCACCGAAGTCATCAATAATCTGCTCTGCATCCACTGACTTGTCAGGTGACTTAAACTTCACAAGATCGTAGATGTCATCTATCAATGTGTTAGTTGTTTTCATATTACTCTCTATGTTTAACGAAGTTAAGTTTTCTATTGTAGGGATCAAAGATAAGGAACACTACTCCTAAATCTTTTTGCTCTTGAGTTCTCTGTCTAGGAGTATCTGTGGCATTCTTCGGATTATTCCCTATCCTAGCCATCTTTACATCTATAAGAATAAACTCTCTTGTCTCTAGTTTGAAAGCTATCATGTCAATAGGGCCGGTAGATCCTGAGTTCATGAACACTTCATAGCCGTTGTCCCATAGCCAAGTAACTGCATAATACTCAGCTAAGTCGCCTTTCCTGTTACTATCAGTGAGTATCCGCCCAGCTTTCTCCGACTTGATACTCTCCTGTGAGCCTACACTTAAGCCCAAGTTCAATTCCTGCTGCTTCCAAACATGAGACTGCAAGTCTTCCATACTTGTCTGCTTGGGATCTTCTAACCTCTGCTTGTACTTCATCATGGATATTTCCAACAAAGTAATAATCTAAGTTCCATAGTATAGCATACTCCTGTAATAAACACAAGGCTTTTTTCATAACGATTGCACCGGCACTCTGAAGTAATGTATTCAGTGCTGCGTGTTCTGATCGTATGTATAGTTTCCTACCGTCTAACCCATTGATACAGCCTTGGGTCGCCTCTTCTGCAACTCGTCCTTTAAGATCTGCATATGCTGGGAGATTAGACATAAATCGTTCTCTAAGCAGCTTACCAGCACTTGCGCCTCCTCCTGCCACCGTACCAAGTTTCGCATCTCCTGCTCCGTACAGCAGTGCGTAGATGAAAGTTTTAGCCTGATCTCTTGATTCAAGTCCTGCAAGCTGTTGGTTAGCAGTGTGTATGTCTCCTCCAATGACTTCATTAGTGTACTCCTCATCGTCCATGTAGTGAGCCAACATACGTAGCTCTAGTCCACTAGCATCAAACCCTACAAGTTTGTATCCATCCCTTGCAATCCAACACTGTCGGCATTCCTTGCCATACGGTGAGTAGCCTGCCGGAACTTGGGCTAGGTTAGGTTTAGAGTGTGTCATCCTACCAGTGACAGCACCATTAGTGTTTACATATCCATGCACTCTGTCTGTGTCTGGGTTAGCTTCATCTACCCATGACTGCACTTGAGCAACACGCTTCTGTAACATCAGATACTCAGCGATCATAGCTGCTTGAGGTATGTCCTTCACTGTAGACAGGACTGACTCATCTACCATTGGCTGACCTGTAGGTGTCAGCTTCTTAGGTTTCCATCCGAAGTCTACTAGGTACTCGCCTATCTGCTGACGAGACCCAAGGTTAAATGGCTTGAGCATCTTACGCATGAAGGGAGACCTGTCACCAGTGTCCATCACACGCTGGTACTCATCGTCAGTGAGTCCTACCTTAGATAGACTGCCATCCTTCTTAGTCTTAGGCACCACCTGTCTAACGTCAACCCACTTAGGTTTGAACACCTCATGCACTTCATCCTCTACAGCCAGCTTACGTTCCTTCAGGGTAGCCAGTAAGTCAGCGGAGTGTCTCATGTCCAAGAGCCAGCCGTTAGCTATCTGCTCCTGCACAATCCACTGCACCTCATGCTCAAGGTCAATAGACTCTTGGCTAAACTTACGTAGCTCTAGCTTGAGCTTGTGGTATGCCTGAGCTGTCACACGGACATCTTGGATACAATACTCAACCATCTCATTGGATAGGCATGACCAATCATCATGGTCTCCCTTGCCTCCGAAGTTAGCCAGCTTGTGTCCACCCTCACGCTGTGGGTTAGCAAGCCTTGATAGTACCAAGGTATCCACCACCCTACGCTTGTCCACTGTGATACCCCAGAGCTTCTCTAGCACCGGCAAGTCAAAGCCTATGAGGTTGTGACCTACCACTGGGAAGTCACCCTGTAGCGCCTGTGAGAGACTGTCCTTGTCATAGTGAGCCTGAGCTTCACCGTCCTGCATAGTCACTGCTACCCAGATGGTGTCAGGATCAAGACCATTGGTCTCTATGTCTAGGAATAGATCAGAGTGCATTCGCCTTATCCTCCTGTGGCTTGGGCACCTCACGCATCCTGCCTGTGATCTTGTCGTACTTCAGGTAGCAGCATGCACCAGTGAGTCCAGCATAACGATTCTTCAGGATACGCACTGTGGTTGTGTTGCGTCTCTCCTCGTTCTCATTCTGCTGGTCACGCTCAAGACCAATCACCATGTCGGACAACTGAGCGATAGCCTGTGATCCACGCAGTTCACTCAGACTTATCTGACCACCGTCCTCATGTGCCTTGCCTTGGGTACGCTTGAGGTGTGACACAAGGAAGAGACCTACGCCTAGCTCCTGCACCAGTGACCGTAGCTTAGTCATGATAGCGTCGATAGCCTTACGCTCATCTGCGTTGTCCTGTGCTGATACAACGATGGACAGGTGGTCAAGGATAATCCACTTGCAGTCTAACGCTTTTGCCATGTAGCGCACGCGAGCCAACAGATTGTCTTCGCTAGTGCTACCCCAGTGATCGAACAGATAGTATCGACCAGTGCCCATAGTCTGCTCCCAGAATGGGAAGGCAACCTCAGGATCTAGGTCTTCCTCCAAGTGCAGGGGACAGTCTGCTGCTACTGACATAACACCTAGTGCAGTGCGAGCTACGTCCTCCTCTAAAGCTAGGATACCGATGTTGTCCTCCGTAGCGTTTAGTAGGTAATACTCTAGCTCTCTGACTATCTGTGACTTACCCATGCCTGAGCCACTTGTGATTGTCACCAGTTCATATGGCCTGAATCCTTTGGTGTATGTGTTCATACCTTGCCAAGGATACGGCACTGAACTGACCTTGATCTTGTTGGTCAAGGCATCCCATGTGTCATTGCCTGAGACAATACCGTCTGGCTGGTAGACCTTAGCATCCCACCATGAGGACACAAACTCCTTCACCCGTCTGGCCTGTAGCATCTCATTGGCATCCTTGAGTGGGAGCCTAACGATCTTCAGCTTGTTGGGACTGAACAGATCCTTGACATCTGCTACAGCCTGCTTACCAGCCTTGTCGTTATCGAAGCACAGCACGATGTTATCGTACCCTTCGAGCCACTCTAGATGCTCCTTGATTTCCTTAGATGCTGATGAGGCACCGGATCTCAAGGACACTACATCGTATCTCCTGTCGAACATCTCTGCTACTGACAGACAGTCCACTTCTCCTTCTGTGATTGTTAGGAACTTACCGCTACCTCTGCATGTTTGCTGACCGAACAGTCCAACACCTTCAGTGCTACCAGTGGCAAAGAAGTCTTTGTTCTGCACCAGCCTGACCTTGGTACCTTTCACCTCGTCAGTATCACAGGCATAGTAAGGGTAGATATGCTTCGCTATCTTACCTGACGAGTCGTACTCCACTGTCACACCGTACTTAGCACAGGTGGCTTTGGTGATACTTCTCTCAGGGATGTCGGCTACTACTCCTGTCAAGTCTAGCTTCCTCCTTAGTTCAGTTGGTTTAGTAGAGGTGACATTGCTGCCACCCGTACTAAAGTCATGGCAGGAGAAGCAATAGCTACCTCCATCTTCGTACACTGCCTTAGCGTCAGAGGAGCCACACGCATTGCATGGCTCATGACGTACAAACTTAGAGTGCTGGATCGACACTAGCAGAATCTGCTTGGAGGATACGAATACCATTCATGTACACAGGTACCCCATGTAGAGGGTGCATCTTACCGAACTCAAATGAGACACGGAAGTTACCACCGGGTATTTCCTCAGCCAAAGCTAAGTCCACCGCTGCCTGACCGTACTCCTGCACCGCTGCTGCAATAGCTGCTTCCTCATCCAAGTTATCTTCAGCCTGCTGCTCAACGATGAAGTCAGACACAGCACGTATGTCTACACCATCATTCGTAATGAGCTTCACAGGGAAGTTACTATTGAACTTACGCTGCATGATCTGCTCAGGTGGTTCGCCAAAGGGTTTGAGACGTACACCCATGTTCTCAAAAGTCTGGGCATCAGCATCACTCAATGTCATGAGAACACTGAAGCGTCCTGTGTCCTTACCTTGGAACTCCTCAGTTTGCTTAACGTGTACGAAGTTTGCTTTACCTTCAATTACCGGCATGTATTTCTCCTATAGTTACCGATTGATGATAGTGCTAGACAGCTATAAATTTACAATTGTAAGTTTATTTTCGTTGTCTAACACTATAGTATTATACAGATGCGTTGCTCAATTGTCAACAGCATCGTACAAAATAGTACCATCTTCCTCCTCTGTCATGTCGAATAGTGTTTGATTGCTGGTGTGTAAACACTCGTCACATAGGTCGAGGAACTCACCTGTCTGCTTGTCTTTCCTGACTGACTCATAGTCCTCAAGCAGTGTGTTACATGCCTTACAGCGCATTAGTGTACCTCTCCTGAGCTGTTGAACAACTGGTCGTGCATCGCCTGTACCTGTGACAGTGGTCTGTTCTCTAAGTCCTGCATGAGGTGGTCTGCACATATGACTAGCATTTCACTCACTGGCATGACGTTGATGCGATAGTCCACTAGCTCTCGACACATGCGCTCAATGGGATCTAGCTCATTGGGATCTGTCACGTCTGCATCGTAGCTGTATGAATCACTCATATAAATACTCCTTTAACCATTCATCTGTTGCTGAGGTTAGGTGACCGTACTGCTCGACTTCTTTTGCGTATGTGTCACCGTACTCCCAGCTATCATACGTCAATGGTGACTTGGCTGCAACAAACCATCGTGCATATGGGTTGTCGCGCTCCTTCTTCACACTCTGGTATGTCTTGAGTACACGCCACTCCCATCCCTGTGGATTCTTGAATGTGGCATATGGTTGTGACACATCTACGCTCTTGCCAAACTTTGTTCTGTTACTCATTACTTGCTCCTAGTCTGCATTTTTGTTGAGTTTGAAAACGAACACATCTTTCTTACTGGGGTGCATGTAGAGATTGTAGCGCCCTCGGCAATACTTATGTGCTGCGTTATGCACATTAGCACGCTTGGTCTTTTCCACCAAGAACCACTCTCCCTCTCGCATGTTCTGCAACAACGGTTTCCAACTGCCTTTGCCTCGTGAATGTAGTTGCTCGGGCGCTGCTGATTTGTTTACCTTGTAGAATTGCATTTGCTTTCTCCTATTTATTTACAATTGTAACTTTTTTGTAGTAGGTGGTGACGATAGTCTGCAACCCAGCTACGTCCTCCACGGTCATGGACTTGAGTCTCTTGGTCTGAGGGAAGTACCAGCTACGCTTGCCTAGATGCACACCCAAGTAATGGGAGCCTGAAGTCAAACCAAAGCGGCGCTTGTTTACTCGTAGTCGATAGATCATTGTAGTTCTCCTAGTGGTTTTGATGTCGTGTATTATACTTGTGAATTTTGAGTGAGTCAATCAAGCTCACTCTCCCATGTGTCGCACTTGTGACAGTAGTATGATTCTGCATACTGCATCACTGTTGCTCTGCCTGACAGGTGCTCCCATTCTGCTGGGTGGTGTTCCCATTCGTGGTCGCACTCGTCGTAGTCTACTAGCTGTAGTTCTTCGCTGTCCATTAGTCATCCTCGCCTATTTGAAATCTGAAACCGTCATCATGAAAGAAGGTGATCTCCTGCTCTATCACACCCTCTCGCTGCCAGTTTAGCTCACGTATAACCTCACGCACAACCTTCCTGTCTATGTGTAGGCGCTCGGCTATGCCTTCCATTGCACTTTTGTCCACCTTAAAGTGTTTTCCGTGCGTGACCCTGAGATTAGTCCAAGTCAGGTCATCCCCATTATCATGGGTGGTCATCGTTACTTTTTTTACATTATGAAAGTTCATTCTCTATCCTCGTTTTTTTACAATTGTAAATTCTTGTTTATGGGTGAGCAGTTTATCCACATACTCAGGTGGCTAGGGATTACCCCGCTGTCATCAGATAGTCATAGTGTACCTGAGACACCTGCTCGCCGTCAACCCAGTGTTTGGGCTGCTTCTTGGCGATTAGATCACACCAGCTATCCCAGAGCCATGAGCATCTACGCTGGCGACATGCATCCACATAGGCTGCAATCTTTTTCTGCCTAGTCGCTGGCTGTACTTTCTTGCTGAATGTCAACACAGACTCAGGTATCGAAAGCCGCCGCAGGTTGTGAACGTCGATACATCCTACTCTACCAGCAAACAGTTGGCAACAAAACCCTGCCTTAGCTAACCCAAGACCCTCGACTCGCAGGAATATATCCATCAATTGCAAGTCTAATTCTCGACCCTTGTGATCTGCAATCGCTTGTATGGCATCATCATACAGTGGTTTAACATTTGCACGCAACCACCTGTAAGTCTTGAGTTTATTACCCCAAACAAAGCGGGAGTCTGACCCAAGTTTGCGGTAGTCAATCATCTGCTCGCCGACTTTATACCACGGCTGTTGTATTGATAGCACCACCATCATGACCATATCTTGCAGGTTTTCCGGTGACTGTTGTGCGTACTCATTGATGAGCACGTTGTGTTTTTTGAAGCCTGACATTTTTCTATCCCTAGTTTTTTACAATTGTAAATTTTATGCTGTCAATTCTAGCACGAACATATACACAATGCCAAGCCACATAGCCATGACAATGGTTCCGCCTAGGATCGCTGGCAACACACCATTGTGTCGCCGCACGGGTTTATCGTCGCGCTTGCTGGGCGCAAAATCTCTCATGCTGTTCATGATTCCAATTCCTTTTCCTTTTCCACAATCTCAATCACTTTTCTCAAGATTCTACGGTCGTTGTCGGTCATTTCCCGTAGCGCGTCGAACGTCCCCTCGATTGAGTACAGGTTCTCACACAGGTATTTCCTAGTCAATGCCTGATTCTTTTTGGCCGGTTGCATATCAATCACCGTGTTCATTTGCTTCATGCTCATCAACATTTTCTATCCTTAATTTTTTACAATTGTAAATCCTAAGCCTGCCAGAGCATTCTAGCAGGCCATTGATCCCTAAGTCTACTTGAGTGCCGCGATCAGTTGCTTGGCAATTTGCGCTTGCATTTCGGGTGATGCCGCCGATGCTTTGTTAAAGAATTCGATCAGTACAGGATCCACTAGGCCGCTGGGCGCACCAGTATCGGTCGATTCCTCCTGTTCGCCTTCACCTTCACCACCAGCGCTTGGCTTGCTTGGCTTTTTCTCGGCCTTAGTCGCCTCACGCGCCGCTTTTATCTCTTCGATCATGTCCACGTAAGACTCGGGCGCTCCGGCAAAGTCTTTGCAATACTTTTTGAACTCCGACAATGTGACACCAATCCGAGTACATCCGTCTTGCTTGCTCATTTCGCTAGCATTCTTGAATCCTGCAGCATTAACGAAAGCCGTCTGGAATGCCTTAAACTGCGCTTCGTCGTGGCCGTGGATCGCTGGCTTGAATATCTCGAACAATTCCGCCATTTGAATTTTGGCTTTCGTTTCGTTGGCGATCATCTTACGTACCAATTCGCGTGATGCCTTGGCTTGCTCGGCGGTCATGATCTCGTTTGCAATTGCTTTGTTAAGTGTCATTTCGTATATCCCTATGTTTTTGATTGTACTGTATGTTTATACAGTGTCGGTGACTTCCTTGCCTCCGATGTGAGAACCGTCTCATAGATTGACCCTGAACACAAACCTTTTTTTTACAATTGTAAGATTATTTTTGTGTGCGTATGTATATAAAGGAAACAGTCGAGATGACCATGCAATAAGTGTGCCAAGGTATGCCAAAGGGTACTTAAGTGATACTCACACTTTGGCATACATATTGCATGGCCTTGGGTATCCTTAAGCATGCAAAAGACGTGCCAAGTCTACATGAGTTTTTCTCAAGTTAACATGAGGGTGGCTCATGTACAAAGGGACGGGGGGTCTACGCGCGCTGCACTATTGTTGTAGTTGGCACTCAGGTACATCAAAAGTAAAATTAGAAAAAATAGGTAAATGTGAGTATTCACTAACAAAGCCAAGTCCTTGAATACTAAGGAATATTCCAGCACTGTAAATTAACACGTAAAAGGACTTGACAAATGCTTAAAAGTATGCTATAATAGTTAAGTATTCTTAAGAACAACTAAGGCAAAATACATTATGAATGATAATGAACCACCTAAAAGGAAAAGGGGTAGACCTAAGAAAACTGATGTATCCTCAAGAGCTAGAGGAGGCAGAGGTAAGGTAGGCAGACCTAAAGGTGATGCTTCTATTATCAATGAGTATAAAGCTAGGATGTTAGCTAGTCCTAAGTCACGTAAGGTACTAGATGCTATCTTTGATGCTGCTTTAGATAATGAGCATAAAAATCAAGCAGCAGCTTGGAAACTAGTTATGGATAGGATGTTACCCTTAAGTTACTTTGAGAAGGATAGTGCTGGTGGTAGATCTGCGGTGTCCATAACCATCTCAGGTATAGGTGCAGGTACTGTAGAAACTGATGTTACACCTAATGAACCAATAGAAGGTGAGTTTAAGGATGTTTAAGTATTTTACTAGAGAAGAGTTTGTGTGTCAATCCACAGGCGAGAATGAAATAGAGGATGAACTAATCTATGCATTGGATGAACTTAGAGAGCACTGTGGTTTTCCTTTTGTTATCACAAGTGGCTATAGATCACCTGACCATCCTATTGAGCTAGGTAAGAAAAAACCGGGTACACATGCACAAGGCATAGCAGCGGACATAGCTGTGTCTTCAGGTTTACAAAGGTACACTGTAGTAAAGAATGCTATTAAGTTAGGCTTTACTGGTATTGGTGTTGCCGGAGGTTTTGTGCATGTAGACATTAGAGCTACTGATACACCTGTAATGTGGACGTATAGTTAGTGCTTACTAACAGAGAATATCTAAAGACTTTAGCACAACAAGAGGATCTAAACTGGGATGGAGATCCTGAGTTAGATGTTGAGTATGAGTGTGAGGAAGAGAAAGACTTGGATGAGCTAGTGGTCAAGTGGTTCTATGACTGATCTTAACATACAACTACTGGATTGGCAGAAACAAGTATGGGCGGATGACACCAGATTTAAGATTGTAGCTGCCGGTAGACGTACAGGTAAGTCCAGACTAGCTGCTTGGATGTTGATTGTTAATGCTCTACAGGCAGACAAAGGTCATGTGTTCTATGTAGCTCCAACACAGGGACAGGCCAGGGACATCATGTGGCAAACACTATTGGAACTGGCGCACCCTGTTGTAACTAACGCACACATAAACAACCTACAGATTAAGTTAGTCAACGGTGCTACTATATCACTAAAGGGTGCCGACAGACCAGAGACTATGCGTGGTGTGTCACTAAAGTTCCTAGTGATGGACGAGTACGCTGACATGAAGCCAGAGGTCTTTGAGCAGATCCTTAGACCTGCCTTGGCTGACCAGAAGGGTGCTGCATTGTTCATTGGTACACCTATGGGGCGTAATCACTTCTATGACCTGTACAAGTACGCAGAGCTAGAGGACGATGAGTCCTATACTGCATGGCACTTTACAAGTTATGACAATGAGTTGTTAGACCCAGAGGAGATTGACCTAGCTAAGAAGTCTATGTCATCCTACGCATTCCGTCAAGAGTTCATGGCATCATTTGAAGCTAGAGGCTCAGAGATGTTCAAGGAGGAGTGGGTTAAGTTTGGTGAAACACCAGAGATAGGTGACTACTACATAAGCATTGACTTAGCTGGCTTTGAGGACGTAAGTAAGAAGAGAACTAAAAACTCTAAGCTGGATGAATCAGCTATTGCTGTTGTTAAAGTAAATGAGAATGGCTGGCACCTAGAAAACATCATATACGGTAGGTGGGACTTAGCGGAGACAGCTAGGAAGATCTTTGAGGCTGTTAGAGACTACAGACCTATCAGTGTAGGTATTGAGCGTGGTATCTCTAAGCAAGCTGTGATGTCACCCCTAATGGACTTGATGAAGCAGCGTGGTAGATTCTTTGTTGTAGAAGAACTAACACACGGCAACAGAAAGAAAACAGACAGAATCATGTGGGCGCTACAGGGTAGATTTGAGAATGGTCAGATTACTCTAGGCAAAGGTGAGTGGAATAGTAGATTCATGGATCAGTTATTCCAGTTCCCTGACCCGCTAACACATGATGACCTTGTGGATGCCTTTGCGTACACAGACCAACTGGCTAAGGTAGCCTACAATTATGACTTTGAGATTGATGATCTTGAGGTCTTAGACGCAGTAACAGGATATTAATATGGCAACAAGAGCAGGAACTAGAGCCAAAGCACAAAAACCTAAGTCAAGAGTCAATGAAGCTGGTAACTACACTAAACCCACTATGCGTAAAAACCTATTCAATAAAATCAAAGCAGGTACAAAAGGTGGCAAGGCTGGACAATGGTCAGCGCGAAAGGCACAGATGTTGGCAAAAGAGTACAAAGCCAAGGGTGGAGGATACAGATAATGGCTAGAGCAGGCACTAGAGCTAGGTCACAGGGAGCTAAACGTAGAAGTAAAACTAGCTCATCAAGTCTAAAAAAACCACAACAGTCTCTAAAAAACTGGACTAAGCAGAAGTGGCGTACAAAGTCAGGCAAACCAAGCACTCAAGGCTCTAAAGCTACTGGAGAACGCTACTTACCGGAGAAAGCAATTAAGTCTTTGTCTCCACAAGAGTACGCAGCCACCACTAGAAAGAAAAGAAAAGACACTAAGGCTGGCAGACAGCACTCAGCACAGCCTAGAAGAATAGCAAATAAAACTCGTAGAACAAGGACGGCTTAAAAATTATGGATTATAACGATAATGACGTTCTGTCTAGCGACGAACACCTAGAAAACTGGGTAATGGCTAAGTGTGACTCGTGGAGAGACCACTATGAGTCCAATTATGCAGAAAGATTTGAAGAATTCTACCGTTTATGGCGTGGAATCTGGGCAGCAGAGGACATGGAGCGCAAAAGTGAGCGTTCACGTATTATTTCACCTGCATTACAGCAGGCTGTAGAGTCCAGTGTAGCAGAGATTGAGGAAGCAACCTTTGGTCGTGGTAAGTATTTTGATATTACCGACGATATGGGTGATGCAGAGTCTCAGGACGTTGTGTATCTACGCAGTAAACTGCATGAGGACTTTGAAAAGACTCAGATACGCAAGCAAGTAGGTGAGTGTCTTATCAACAGTGCTGTATTTGGTACAGGTGTAGCTGAAGTAGTACTAGAAGAAGTCAAAGAGATGGCTCCTGCTACACAGCCTATTATGGATGGACAGCTACAAGCAGTAGGTGTTAACGTCACAGACCGTACAGTAGTTAAACTACGCCCTGTACTGCCGCAGAACTTCCTGATTGACCCAGTAGCAACCTCCATACAAGACGCTATAGGTGTTGCTGTAGATGAGTTTGTGCCACGACACAAGGTACAACAGCTACAGGAAGAAGGTGTCTACAGGAGCGTGTACGTAGGTCAGGCGGCTAGTGACTACGACCTAGAGCCAGATCAAGACCTAACAAGCTACGACGAGGACAAAGTACGCCTAACGAAATACTACGGACTTGTGCCTCGTTACTTGCTAGAGATTGGTGAGAAAGAAGCACTGCTTGACGACGATGAAGACATTGCTGATATTGAACTAGAGGAACCAGAGAACGATGAAGATGCCAGCTATTACGTCGAAGCTATTGTGGTTGTGGCTAATGGAGGCATCCTACTAAAAGCAGAAGCTAACCCATACATGATGCAGGATCGTCCTGTAGTAGCCTTTCCTTGGGATGTAGTTCCCGGTAGGTTCTGGGGACGTGGTGTGTGTGAAAAGGGTTACAACAGCCAGAAGGCGCTTGACACAGAGCTTCGGGCACGTATTGATGCTCTAGCATTAACTGTGCATCCAATGATGGCTATGGACGCTACACGCCTTCCTAGAGGCTCTCGTCCAGAAGTACGACCCGGTAAGATCTTGTTGACCAATGGCGATCCTAAGTCTGTTATCAACCCATTCAACTTTGGTCAGGTTAGTCAGATTACATTTGCACAGGCAGCAGAACTACAGAAGATGGTTCAGATGTCTACAGGTGCTATTGACTCCGCTGGTATCCCCGGTAGTATAAACGGTGACGCTACGGCTGCTGGTATCAGTATGTCCCTTGGTGCAATCATCAAGCGGCACAAGCGTACCTTGATTAACTTTCAACAGTCCTTCTTGATTCCTTTTGTCAAGATGGCTGCTTGTCGTTACATGCAGTTTGATCCAGAAAACTATCCTGTTAAGGACTACAAGTTTAACACTACGTCTACTCTAGGCATCATTGCTCGTGAGTACGAAGTGACACAACTTGTGCAGCTATTGCAAACTATGCCAGCAGAGTCTCCACTGTACAACACGTTGATTCAGTCAATTATTGACAACATGAACCTGTCTAACCGTGAAGAACTGATGACTAAGTTGGCTCAAGCAGAGCAAGCATCACAGCCTACACCTGAGCAACAACAGATGCAACAACAGGCTGCACAGGCACAGATGGCCTTCCAGCAGTCACAAACAGCAGCATTAAACGGTCAGGCACAGGAGTCTAGTGCTAGAGCGCAGAAGATTGCTGTAGAGACACAGCTTGCACCACAGGAGCTACAGATTGATCAGATTAAAGCAGTCACAGCTAACCTGAAGGCAGGCGATCAAGAGGACAAGGAGTTTGAGCGTCGTATGAAGATTGCTCAGACGTTCTTGAAAGAGAAAGAGATTGACCTAAAGAATCAACCTCAACAACAACCAAGTCAACCCCTTAGACTACAACAAGGATAAATTGATGGTCGTAACACGTACAGAACTAACTCAGATAGTAGATCAAGTCAACAAGAAGTTTGATGAACTAGAAGCTAAGATTAAAGAGTTAGAGGCAAAGAATGTTAAGAAACTACCGAACAAGAAGGCGGCGTAATGCCTAGTCCACGTAGAGGTAAAGCAAAAGTAAAAGTGACTTCCAGCGGCAGGAGAGTCTCTTACGGTCAGGCAGGGCAAGCTAAAGGCGGCGGCCCTAGAGTAAAGCCGGGAACCAGTAAGGGCGACAGCTACTGTGCGAGGTCACTAGGTATCAAGAAGCGTCTTCCTAAAAAGAAGCAGAATGACCCTAACACACCCAATAACTTATCACGTAAGCGTTGGAAGTGTAAGGGTGCTAAGTCCATGAGAGCTAATCAAACACTAGCTCGTAAAACAAGAACTAGGAAAAAGTAACATGCCATACGGTAAAGGAACATACGGAAATAAAGTAGGCCGTCCACCTAAGAACAGTAGAAGAGCTACACCTAAAAACCGACGAACTAAGACTATTGGCGGACGTAGAGGCCGCTGACAGTGATAGCAGAGATAAGTGCAATTGTTGCTGGTGTCAATGCTGCTACGTCTGCTATCAAGCGTGTAGCTGAGACTACCAATGACATCTCAAGTATCTCTGCTTTCTTATCTACTCTTGGAGGTGCAGAGGTAGAATTAGCTAGAGCGCAGAATGAAGGCAAGCTATCCGAAGGAGATGCTGTTAAAGCTGCACTAGCTAAGAAACAAATACAGGAGACTATGAAGGAGATCAAGGATCTCTTTACAGTCAGCGGTAACGGACAGCTCTATCAAGAAGCTATGCTTGCTATGGCTGAAGCTAGGAAAGCTAAACAGCTAGAGTTAGCTAGAGCAATAGCAGCTAAGAAGAAATTTTGGAAGGACGTTAGAGAGATAGGTGCTGTCATAGGTGTACTGGTATTTCTAGTACCTATGTGCCTAGCACTTTTAATTTCATATTTAACAAAATAACACTTGACAAACGAGTCAAAGTATGCTATAATGTATAGGTACATTAGTGTACATAAGTATTCTTTAACAAAGGTAAAATACGATGACTCAAGAGTTAGAAACATATTTCAACAACTACTTTGCTATGTTTAGATCAGAAGGCTGGAAACAGTTAATCTCTGACCTACAAGGTAATGTTGGACAAATCAACTCAGTAGAAATGACTACGGATAACGATAACTTGAACTTTCGCAAAGGTCAGTTAGCTATCCTAGCAACCATACTAAATCTTGAAGCACAGATTGAAAACGCTCAAGAACAAGCAGAATCAGAAGACTCTATTGATGAGGCTGTTTGATTTTAGATGTCCTTGTGGCAAACTGTTTGAAGATTTAGTTAAGTCTGATGTCACAACTTCTAGGTGCAGTTGTGGCTTGGACGCTAAACGTGTTATCTCCCCAGTGAGATCTAACCTTGAAGGCATTAGTGGAGACTTCCCTGATGCACATGATAGGTGGGTTAAACGCAGGGAGCAGCACATGGCATATGAACGAAGGCAAACCTCTTAGAGAACCTTCATACTAAACATCTCCACAATACTAAGGTACGGAGTTAATAATGGCTAAGATTATTGAACCTGAGCGTCAGCAGGATAACCAAGAAGAGAACGAACAACAACTAGCAATGTTTGAACAAGTAGAGGAACAACAGGAAATTCCTGAACCACAGGAACCTGAGATCCCTGATAAGTACAAAGGTAAGTCTGCCGAAGAACTTGTACAAATGCACCAAGAAGCTGAGAAGCTATTGGGCCGACAGAGTTCTGAAGTAGGTGAGCTACGTAAGGTTGTTGATACGTATATCCAGACACAACTCACAGAAGATACTAAAGAAGCACCCCAACAAGACGAAGAAGTAGATTGGTTTACAGACCCTGATAAGGCTGTAGATAGGGCGATTCAGAACCATCCTAAGATTAAGGAAGCTGAAGAACTTACAAAGCAGTACAAAGCAAGCACTGCGCTATCAGAGCTACAACGTAAGCACCCTGATATGCAACAGATCTTGCAAGATGCTAACTTTGCTGAGTGGATTAAAGCATCCAATGTTAGGACTAGACTGTTTGTAGCAGCAGACCAGCAGTACGATCACGAGTCCGCTGATGAGCTATTTAGCTTATGGAAAGAGCGACAGAACATTGTACAGCAGACTGCCGCTGTAGAGGAGCAATCTCGTAAGCAAGCAGTTAAGGCAGCTTCTACTGGTAATGCTAGTGGCAGTACTGAATCAGCACCTAAAAAGATCTATAGACGCGCAGACATTATTAACCTTATGAGAAACGACCCTGATCGCTATGCTGCTCTACAACCAGAGATTATGAAGGCATACGCAGAAAAACGGGTCAGATAGTATATCTTAGGAGATATTTATTATGACTGATTCCACATATCCCGCAACTGGCGGGTTCGTTGACAACACTAGCGCAGCTACTTTCATTCCAGAAATCTGGAGTGACGAGATTATTGCTGCATATCAAAAGAACCTCGTCTTGGCAAACCTTGTCAAGAAGATGTCTATGGCTGGTAAGAAAGGTGACACGATCCATGTGCCTAAGCCTGTCCGTGGTGACGCTCACGCTAAAGCTGAGAACACTGCTGTAACGGTTCAGAACGCTACGGAAGGTGAAGTGCAAATCTCTATTGACAAGCACTTTGAATACTCACGTCTGATTGAAGACATTACCGACGTACAGGCTCTTAGCTCACTGCGTCAGTTCTACACGGAAGATGCTGGCTACGCTTTGGCGAAGCAAGTTGACACTGATCTGCACAGCTTGGCTACTGGCCTTGGTTCTGCTGGTACGTCTTCTACAACTTATGCAAACAACGGTGGTACGTTCTTCGTAGACGCTACTAATGGTCTTACGACCTATGCTGTTGACACGGTAACAACTGCTGATGTATTTACCGACGCTGGTTTCCGCGCTATTATTCAGAAGCTGGACGATGCTGATGTTCCTATGGAGAATCGTTGCTTCGTTATTCCTCCTTCAGTTCGCAACACCATTATGGGTATTGATCGTTACGTAAGCTCTGACTTCGTAAACAACGGTCAAGTCACCAACGGTCAGATTGGTCAACTGTACGGCATTGACGTATTTGTTAGCACTAACTGCCCTGTTGTTGAAACTGCTGCTGCTAACTCTGCTTCAACTGTAGACTCTCTGGGCGCTCTGTTGATCCAGAAAGATGCAATTGTAATGGCTGAACAACTGGGCGTTCGCTCTCAGACTCAGTACAAGCAAGAGTTCCTTGCTAACCTGTTCACCTCAGATACTTTGTACGGCGTAAGCGTACTTCGTCCTGAGTCAGGTTTGACTTTGGTTGTTCCTAAGTAATAACCATCTAACTGGGGGCTGCTACGGTGGCCCCTAGTTTTATTGAGGTAGCTAAGTATGAGCATAGTAGCTAGTTTGGTCGGCCCAGTAACAGGGTTACTTGATAAGTTTATTGAGGACAAAGACCAGAAGAATGCTTTGGCTCATGAGATTGCTACCATGTCTGAGCGTCATGCTCAAGAGTTAGCTAAAGGTCAGCTAGAAGTAAACAAAGTAGAGGCAGGACACTCTAGTTTATTTGTTTCTGGATGGCGACCCTTCATTGGCTGGACATGTGGATTAGGCATGTTTGGTAACTTTATCACAATCCCGTTTTCTAACTTTGTATTGGCTCTAGCAGGTATAGACATTGTTATACCTTTAGTACCACTAGAAACTATGATGCCTGTCCTCATGGGCATGTTAGGCTTAGGTGCAATGCGCTCATTTGAGAAGACAAGGAAATAAGTAGCTAATGCAGATTGACTTACAATCTCTAGGTCTAAATCAAGCTATGCTAGACCAACTAGCAAGCGGTTATCAAGACTTCGGCCCACGCACTCCATTTACTGATTGGCGTAATGCTGCCAATGAGTTAGCTAGAGAGTCTGAGGAAGAAGTAGCTGAACGTGCGTTAGAGTTATACAGCGAAGTAGATCCCGGTAGAGGTAGAGCTATGGGAGGTTCTACTAAAGACTTAGCTTATAAAGAGATTGTACAAGAACCTCGTGCTGAATCTTGGATGGATACGTACAAGAGAAAAGGTTTACCTCCGTACAAGGTTGACCCTACAACTGGAGAAAAAGTTTACATAAATACTCCTGCTGGGGTTAACCTTATTGACTTGCTGGAAGGCAAGGATAAACAAGAGTATTTAGCTAAGAAAAAAGCAGGTTACGACGAGCGTTTAACAAAGACTCCTTACAACGTAAAGACAGGTCTTTATGGTTCTGGAGCAGGGGACTATGGCACTAGAGTAATTCCTGAGACACCTTCTAATTTGCAAAAAGCATTGTCAAGTCCTGTAGCTAGTATTTTATCTTCGTTTATTCCCGGTGGGCCAGCGTTGCTTACTGGTGCTAAGGTTCTTTCAGGGTCAGGTAGAGACATAGGTCTTATGGAAGCAGCAGGAGCAGTTGCTGGCGCTACTAAACTTGCAGGTACACCTACAGCAACAGCAGTGGCTGACAACATAGAGTTTACCGCAGCAGTTGCTTCAGGGAATCCTGCGTTGGCTGTACTAAACAAAGGTACAGATCTTGTTAATGAAAAGGGTGAAGTAGTTGGTAGAACAACCCTTGGTAAAAAATACACTACAGACGCTCTTGAAAAAGCAGGTTTAACTGCTAAGATCTTATCAAAAGAATACAACATAAACCAAGACGATTTAGTTGAAGGTTTAGTTAGGACTGAAAAAGAATTAGTTAAAGGTGCTTCTCTTGATGATGCTTTGTTAACAGGTCTGGGAACTTATATTAAAGAAGGAGGCTCCTTAAAGACACCTGAGTTATTCAAAAAAGCAGAGGATGTTTTAAGAACAGTAGGCTCTGTTTTAGATGACGTTATTCTGCAGCCACCTAAAAAAGCAGCCGAAGCATTATTATCCGCCTTACCAGATAAGACACCTGAGCAAGTTAAAGCAATTGAAGATTACGCAAGAACAGTAGGTTCCAAGGCTGAAAACGTGGCTAGAGAAACAGTTGCAGTTGTTGATAAGCCTATTCAAGAAGTAGGGCAAGCAATAGCAGAAGGAGGTCAGGTAGTAAAAGAAGGGGCTGAAGCTTTTGCTAAAGCTATCCCCAGCGTTGAAGTACCTGAGTTTGAACCCTTTAGCGACTTAGGTGTAGATATAGACGTAGCTTCTGTTGACGTTCCGTCTATTGATTTACCTTCTGTAGACTTAAACATACCTAAGCCTACTTTTTCTTTAGCAGCAACACAGAAAAAACCTGCTGGAGAAATTACAGAAGGTTTGTTTGGAGATTTTTTGTTTGAAAAGAAGTATCAAACTCCTGAATTAATAGCACGTACAGTACCACTAGCGCAATACACAGCACCTCAAGGAATGTTTAGGAATATAGTATGAGTACCAGTTATTTAAGCATAGTCAACGAGGTACTACGTAGGCTACGAGAAGAAGAAGTATCCACGATTACACAGAACACCTACAGCAAGATGGTAGGTGATTTTGTTAATGATGCAAAGCAGATTGTAGAAGACTCACATCAGTGGTCTACACTACGTACAACTATTGTAGTACCTACTGTAGCAGATACTACAGAATATAGCTTGACAAACGCTGGAGAACGTGTTAGAATATATAGTGTCATTAACGACACATCAAACTTCTTTATGCGTTATGAGTCACCTAACTGGTTTAACAATGCTTATTACATCTCTGGTGAAGTAACTGGTAGTCCTGACTCATATACCTTTAGTGGTATTGATGGTAACAGTGATACTAAAGTAAAAGTATACCCTAAACCATCAGGTGTCTTTAACTTACGCTTTGATTTAATTGCTAGAGAAGATGAACTGTCTTTAGATACAGATACTACAGTCTTACCTAAGAACGCTATAGTACACAACGCTGTAGCTTTGTTGGCTAGGGAGCGTGGTGAAACTGGTGGAACTACAGCACAGGATTACTTCTTGATTGCAGACAAACATCTATCTGATGCTATTGCTTTAGATGCCTATAAGAATCCTGAAGAGTTTATCTGGACTACTCCCTAATGGCTCAGAACAGAGAACACATATACATTGCTGCTCCGGGGTTCAAGGGTCTTAACACTCAAGACTCTCCTGTAGCTCAGGATGCGACCTTTGCTGCTATTGCTGAGAACATGGTGATAGACAAGTTTGGTCGTATTGGTGCGCGTAAGGGTCTGAAGAAACTAACGACCAGTGCTACACCTTTAGGAGCTAGTGATGGTATTGAGTCTATCTTTGAGTACGTAGACCATAGCGGTGATAAGACAGTATTCTCTACTGGTAACAACAAGATCTTTACAGGCACTACTACACTTACTGATGTTACTCCCGGTAGCTATACAGTCAGTGCTAACAATTGGAAGATCATAAACTTTAATAACCATGCTTACTTTTGGCAGCGTGGGCAAGAGCCGCTTATTTACACTGATGAGTCTGGTAGTGGAGTATTAGAAAAGTTTAGTGACCACAGTCACGCTACAGGTACACCGCCGCAAGCCAACGAAGCTCTAGCAGCCTTTGGTCGTGTATGGGTTGCTGATGTTGTCGGTAACAAGCATACTGTTTACTGGTCTGACTTGCTATCTGGTCATGCGTGGACAGGAGGTTCTTCAGGTTCCTTAGACATTACAACTGTATGGCCTACAGGTCATGATGAGATTGTAGCGTTATCAGAGTTTAACGACTTTTTAGTTATCTTTGGTAAGCGTAGTATTATCCTGTACTCTGGTGCTAGTTCACCGTCTACTATGGTACTAGCTGATGTCATTACTAACATTGGCTGTATTGCTAGAGACAGTGTACAGTCCACAGGATCAGACCTTATATTCTTGTCTGACTCTGGTGTCCGTAGCTTGGGCAGAGTTATACAAGAGAAGTCTAACCCTATTGGTGACGTATCTGTAAATGTACGTGATGACTTAGTACAGGCAGCGGCAGTAGAGACAGGTAACATTAAAGCAGTTTATAGCGAAGAGAATGCTTTTTATCTGCTGATCTTACCTGAAGTTAACAACCTTGTGTTCTGCTTTGACATGCGAGGTAAGTTAGAGAATGGAGCTAGTAGGGTAACTACATGGCCGTTTACTGGTATCTTGTGTGCTACAACTACAGACAACAATGAAGTTTACTTTGGTAACTCTAAAGGTATCAATGAATACTCTGGTTTCCTAGACGATACTTCTACTTACACAATGAAGTATTACACTAATGCTTTGTCATTTGGTGACGCTAGTAAACTAAAGATTCTAAAAGAAATAACATTTACTATTGTAGGTGGTCAAGGCACAGACCTATTGTTAAACTGGGGTTACGATTATACTGAAGGATACACCAAGCAACTGTTAACAGTAGACGATGCGTCTATTGCAGAGTACGGTATCTCTGAGTACAACGTAGCAACCTCGCAGTACAACGCATCTATCATTGTAAACAAAGCAACGACTAAAGCTACTGGATCTGGTAGAGTAGTCACTATTGGTCTAGATGCCACGATTAATGACAAGTCATTTTCAATACAAGATGTAAACATTGAAGCATTCATAGGTAGAACAATTTAATGAGTAATTATACTAAGACTACAAACTTTGCAGCAAAGGACTCACTACCTTCAGGTAACGCTGCTAAGATTGTTAAAGGCGCTGAGATTGACACAGAGTTCAATAACATTGCTACTGCATCAGCAACTAAAGCAGACATAGCTGGCCCTACGTTTACAGGTACTGTGACTATACCCACTGTAGATCTAAACGGTGGTGCTATAGACGGGACTACTGTAGGTGCATCTACTGCTGCTGCTATTACAGGTACAACCATTGTAGCTAACACTAGCATTAATATTGCTGGTGACGGAGCTACTGTAACTGGTATTAAAGATGAAGACGATATGTCTTCCAACAGTGCAACCAAACTAGCTACACAACAGTCAATTAAAGCCTACGTAGACTCACAGGTAACTGCACAGGATCTTGATGTAACTGATGGCTCCACAAGCATTGACATTGACTTGGACTCTGAGTCTCTAGGTATCTTAGGTGGCAC